ATCATAGTGTTGGTTTTTCTTTTGCAAACACTGCTGGCTGCATGATTACTCAATGCGGAGCAACAATAAATCAACCAAATGCTTTAGATATATTTCGTGGTTTTGTTTTTGGAAATCTTTCTTTTGAAGGAAATGCTTCTATTTATTTAAATAAGTGTGGCGCTGCTGTACTTACTCCAGGTTTAGCATTGACAGATTCATACGGTTTTTGGTTATATGGTCATTTTGCAGATACTTTTTTAAATCAATGTGAAACAGGACAAACAAATTATGGTATTTATGTTTATGGCAGTGCTGCACAATCGCTATCAGAACAAAAAACAGGAAATGTAGATTTACATATTATTCAGCCTATTTGTGATCAATATTATTTATATGGAATATATTTTTCTCAATTATCTAAATATTCCTGCATTGATTTATCAAATGGGTATTTTGCTCCTAGTGGTAGCGCAACAGATTCTGTTGGAATTTTAATTGGTGGAAGTCAAGGATCAGTATCAATAGTAAATACTCAGGTTATTGGATGGCCTGATTCTGGAGTATCTGGAGCTATTGGTTTATATGTCAATACTGCATCTGGAGTATCTTCAAAAAATAATATGTACACTTGTTGTGCAAGGCCAGTAGTGCTAGATACCGCAACTAATTGTTGTATTGAAGATACTATAAATAATGTTGGATCTGTAACAAACACAATTGGAGCTATTTATATGATAAATAGCACAAGAAATAAAATTGCACCAATTATTAAAGGTGATAGTAGTAAATTTGCTTATGGGGTAAACCTAACTTCTACATTAAATCAATATAATGAAGTAAATTGTACTGGAATAAATTCAACAGCAGTTGGTAGCTCAGCAAATAAACTAATTTATAATGGTACAGCAGTAACAGCAACGGGCGTATTTGGTACTACCAATTTAGCTTCTGGCGTTATGGCATAACAATATGAGCAAATACTTTACCATTGATCTAGTTCCGCAACTTGGTGGTCAACTTGGTGAGTATGCCTATAAGGTTACTTATCATGGGACCACTACGGTCATTCCGATCTTTGCGGATGGAGCATTAAGTTCGCCAGTAGCTAATCCATCAATTAACACAACTAGGAACATTTCGTTCTGGGTTGCTGATGGATCTGTTCAATATGACATTACTGTTTATGATGGCAATCTAACCAGCACTGTTGTGATTCAGAACATTTGGTCATTGCCAGGGCCAGTCTGGGTTGATGTATCTACGTTTTGGTCAGATGAGCCAGCAGAATGGGCATGGGTTAATCCTTACAGCGTAAGCGTTAAAAAGGTTGCCAATGTAGGCCAGATGTATACGGCAAATGATCTGGTGCGGGCAGCAATGCGCTTGATTCAGGTGTCTGCTGTTGATACTGATTTGACTGCGGCTGAACTCAAGGATGGCATCGAATCACTAAACCGCATGATTGATTCCTGGTCGCTCGAAGAGCTAATGCTCTATCAGGTGATTAGAGAGCAATTTGAGCTTCAATCTGGTCAAAATCCTTATTCTATCGGTCTTGGCGGCGATTGGGACACAACTCGACCAACTAAAATCGTAGGCGCATATCTAACGCTAAACAATGGGGCTATTCCTGTTGATTATCCGATGATCGTGCTGAATTATGATGATTACAACGCGATCAGGCTCAAGACTCTTAGCACTAACTTTCCAGGGTATTTGTACTATCAGCCTAGTTTTCCTATTGCTGAAGCGTATATTTATCCGATCTTCTCGCCAAATGATCCTAGCACTCAGGGTCCAGCTTATGTGACTATCACTAGCTGGAAGCCTTTTGATATGGTTGTTGATCCTACGGCCTACATTGCATTGCCTCCTGGCTACTGGGAAGCGATTGTATTCAATCTTGCAACTCGAATTGCTGAAGAGTATCAGTTTGACATGCGGCCATCAACGATGCAATTGGCACAGGCAGCACTGAAGAAAATCAAGCGCATGAATCAGCGCACGCCGACATTGCAGACAGATGTTGCACTGATGAACACTAGCCAATTGCGATACAATATCTACTCCGATGGCTGGGGTAGATAATCATGCCAGATTCAATTGAACTTCCTATTCTCGGCACTGGAATAGCTGGTCGTTCTCGCGCTGTAACCGCTCAGAAACGGCAAAATATCTTCATTGATATTAAGCCTGAGAAGGACAAGAATGAACTTGCGGCTTATGGCACTCCAGGGCTGAAGTTATTCTGCAATGTCGGTGAATTTCCACTGCGGGGCATGTGGTGGTTACAGTCTGAAAATCTTCTTTACGGTGTCGCATATAACACTTTTGTAGAAGTTCGCGGTGATGGCACTTTCGTTAATCGCGGCACGTTAAACAGTCTATCTGGCTATGTTTCTATGGCTGACAATGGTCAACAGGTCATGCTGGTAGATGGCGATGATGGTTATATTTATCAGCCTAAGACTGGCGATTTGCCATATATTAAGCCTCTAAAAGTTGGTGCTAGTTATAAGTCTGATGGCACCACTGTAACGGTGACGATGCTACAGCCATTTGTAACTCTATATGTTACAGTTGGTCAGTCTATTCTCATTACTGCTGGCACTGGTCCTGTTCCTACAGGAACTTATACCGTTGCGTCTGTTGGCGTCAATACCTTTACTTTTGCTTACACCAGCGCGGCTACTACGCTTGATTATCTTTTTGTAGGAAATACGGTCGGTGTTCGTGTCAATGAGCCATACTGTAACCGCAAAACTGGCGAAACAGTAGAGATTAAGTCCATAACTGGCGGTATTCCGGATGGCAATTATACGGTCAATCGCGGTACATATAACGATGGTAATCTGGTCGTAGGAAACACCTATGTGATCACGAATGTCGGAACTAGCTTATGGACAAACATTGGCGCGGCTCTAAATGAAGTTGGAGTTAGATTCTCCGCTACTAACTCAACTGCTGGCACACAGCCTGATGACACTACAACTGCTGGTAATGGAACTGTTGTCGATGCTGATTACTGGTATACAACAGACAACACTACTGGCACTTCAATCAATGGAACACTGCAAGTAGTCAACAACTTCAGAAACATAAAAGACACATATGATGGCGCGGCTTTCCCTGGCGCTAATAGCGTTACTTTTATTGATAGCTATTTTGTAATCAACAATCCAGGAACTAAACAATTCTGGCTATCTGGTCAGTACGATGGCTTTTTCTGGGATCCATTGCAATACGCCAGCAAAGAGGCTTATACGGATGATCTAGTCGCTGTTGCGGTAGACAATGGCAATCTAGTGCTATTCGGCGCTATCTCTCTTGAATACTGGCAGAACTCTGGTGGCTTTCCATTTCCTTTTACTAGAATTGCTGGATCTCCAACTGATGTAGGTCTTGCTGCTAGAGCATCATTATCTAGATGTGCTGGTGAGATGTTTTTCCTTGGCCGGACTCGTCGCGGTGGTTTGTCAGTCTTCAGAATCCAGAATTATCAGCCTATTCCAATTTCAACTTCAGATCTCGATTATCTATTCAGTCAATATCTAAACCCTGGCGATGCTGTTGCTTTCTCTTACCGGCAAAACGGTCATGAGTTCTATGAGTTGAACTTTGAAGAGCAGGGCGTTACTTGGCTTTTTGATGCAACATCAGACTGCTGGAGTGTCCTTCAATCTGGCACTTCAACTAGGCATTATGCTAATCGTGGCGCTCAGTATTACAACAAAATGATTGTTGCTGACTATCGCAATGGCAATCTGTATGAGCTTGACGCACAAACATATACAGACAATGGTGAGTTGATTGCTAGGGAACTGATCACTCCGCATTTTTTTGCCGGCACCAGCTTTAACAAGTTGCATATCTATCGGTTGCGCTTGGATATGGAGCAAGGTATCGGTCTGGTTGATGGCCAAGGCTCAGATCCACAGGTGATGTTGCAAGTCAGCCGTGATGGTGGATTTACCTATGGCAATGAAATGTGGACTACTCCTGGCGCTATGGGCGAATACTTGCACAGAGCGGAATGGCGCAGACTTGGTGTATCTCGTAACTATGTGTTTAAGTTCCGCATTACTGATCCAGTGAAAGTTGTCCTGATTAGTGCGGCGGCTTATGCAACTATGGCCGCAAAATGAGTTTTCCAAAAGCGCCATTTCAGTCGATTATTGCTGACAGCACTAGCAAGGTCTTTGGCGTGTGGCAGCAATGGTTTGACCGCACTCAGGCTGTTCTAAATGCGGTCACTAGCAGCGGAAGGACGATAGACAGGCCAACTGGTAATCTTTATGTAGGCCAGCAGTTCTTTGACACTGATCTAAATCAGGAAGTGTTCTGGAATGGCACAACATGGACCACTAGCGGCAATGGTTCAGTCACAGTTGGCACTACAACAACTGGCGCTCCAGGGACTGATGCGGCGGTGGTTAATGTTGGAACTCCAACTAGTGCAGTGCTGAATTTCACTATCCCTAGAGGTGACACTGGCGCAATTGGACCAATCGGCGCTACTGGTGCTACAGGATCTGCTGCAACAGTAAATGTTGGAGCCACCATTACTGGCGCGGCTGGAACAAATGCGCTTGTAACAAACTCTGGAACTTCTAGCGCGGCTGTTCTTAACTTCATTATTCCAAGAGGCAACACTGGCGCTACTGGTCCTCAAGGTCCGATGGGTCCGGCTGGTCCAGTGTCTTATGCTTCTTATGGTTCTTTTTACGATACTAACGCTAGTCAAACAGCAGCAAATACAACAACAGCATATCCGATTAAGATCAACACAACTGCTGAATCCATTGATGTTTCTATTGAAAATGATTCATCTGGAGATCCAACTTTAATCACATTTGCTGTCGATGGAGTATACAATATTCAGTACAGTCTTCAGTTTAGCAGCTCTGACACATCAATTCATAACGTCAATGTATGGTTGAGGAAAAATGACACTGGATCAACTGGTGATGTTGCATATTCAAATAGTCTTTATGCAATCACCAGTAAGCATGGCGGCATAAATGGGCAAATGATTGCAGCAATCAATTATGTTCTATCATT